AAGCTTTAGATTGTGTTGTAGCTTTGCCACCAAACGCAGGACCCATAGAAGAGTTCCATGCTTTTTTTAATGCACCAAATTCATTATTTAATAATACACCATTGGCTCCAGCAAAAGCCATCGCACTTAAAAAGTTACGAGCGTGAGTTACTGGACCTAATACTGTTTTAGCTAATTGAGCTCCAGCTTTAGGATAAAGAATAGCATTTTTATATAATAAATAACCTAAGTTAGATGACTCTTGAAGTATGTCTGCTCCTATTAATGCTTCTGCATTACCTGTTAAAGCATACTTACCATTTAAATTATTAGTAATGTCTTTACTTATAGCTTTTAATTCTCCTTCGGCTACAGTTAAAGGTCTAATTCCTTTAATAGGAACATCTCCTAATGAATCCATTCTCATTTGTACAAAGTCTCCTGTAGATTTTTGACCTTGAGTTCTTAATGTACCGGCTACTCCACCAAAATATTTTTTTGCTTCATCAAAAGTATCTACTATTTCTGGAGCTTTAGGTCTTGCGCCTAATCTTTCTACTGTTGCAGCTTCACCATTTTTTTCTACACTAGTTAACCATTCATCTACTAATTTTTTTTGTCTTGCAGAATTTAATATTATTTCTTGATTAACTTCATTTCTTATAACTAAGTTAGCAAGTCTATTAGTACCGGTAATTGCAGTGTTTAAACCATCGTTAGATTTACCTACTAATTCTCTAAGTAATTTTCCTCTTTCAAAAATACTACCGTCTGGCAACATTATGTCATCTATTTTAGATAAATTTACACCTTCATCTAAATTTTTTACTAAACTTTCTTGTAATTGTTTTTTACCTGTTCCTCCTCGTTCGAAGGCATTTAATAATGTATCTTTATATTCAGTTCTTAAACCATCTTTTAATCTTCCAGCCGTTCCTAATAATCTAGGAGTTTTTTTAAAAAATATTCCACTACCTTGTTCTAAATTAAATCCTTTTTCTAAAGTTGCACTATTATAAGTTTCTCTAATAATACTATCTACTTGTTCTTTGTTTAAAGTTACTCCATAAGTTTGAGCTGCTCTTTCAATTTCATCTCCAAACTTTTTTATAATAGGACTACTTACAGGTAATTTTTCTAATATATCAATAGAACTTGTTTTATCTTTAAAAATTTTAGAACCAGCGTCCATAAAATCTTTCATTTTATTTCCAGCTGCAGATTTAAAATTAACTAGTTCTTGTGGAGTAAGCATTCGACCATAAGAACTAAATAAATCTGCCCATTTATTTCTTAATAGATCCATTTCAAATCTAATATTTTCTTTTACTTCTTGTATTGGAGCTCCTTTTCCATAACTTTTACTATTGTCAAGTTCGTCTGAAAAAGTTTTAAAACCTTTGTCACTTATATTATTAAATTTTAAAGTAAATCCATCTTCAATTAAAGTAGAGTTGTCAAGTATTTCACCACTTTTATTTTTTAATGTACCACCTTGCATAATTTCATCTAAAGTAAATCCAGATTCTCTACCGGCTTTAGTTAATTGTTTGTCATAATAAATAGGATTATCTAAATCATCTAATACAGTTGTATTTAATGCTGATTTTTTTTTAGCTAATTCTTTTATACCATCATCACTAGCCCAATACTTTTCCATTTTAGGATAAAGTCTATATAATTGGTTTTCTATTTCATTAGCTGCGTCTAATCCTAATCTTTTATTAGCATCCACACCAGTTCGAATAGCTTCTGTTGCTTCAAAAGTAGTTGTACCTTTTTTACCTCTTTTACTTAAGTTACCAAATAAATCATTCCAATATTTTTCCATTGGATCTGTAATAGCTCGACCCGTATCAGTTGGACCTTTTCTTAACCTATTAAAACCTACACCTCCTAAACCAATAGCTCCAGTAAATACTCCGCCTTCTACACCAAATTTTAATCTATTAGCTAAATCTCTACCTGCTTTTTCTCTACCACTACCACCTGTTTCTCTATTTAATTTAGTAGGTCCACCTAATAAATCTCCTAAAGTTCCAGCATTACTTACATCTCCTACAAAAGCTCCTTCTGCTACACCACCTAATCCAGCACCACCTGCGTATTCTAAAAATTTTCCTTTTTTATTAAGAACTAATTTTTCTACTGATTCACTTACAGGAGCAATATTAAATTTAGTAGCTTCAGGTACACCTTTAGAAATAGCTTCTTTACTTAGTCCAGCTCCACTTAGTGTATAGTAATTACCATTTTGTTTTGCAGCGAGTGCTTGTCTTGTTAAATTTTTACCAGCTTTAAAAGCAATACCACCTGGGACTCCAATATTAACTATAAGCTCCGCAATCCGTCCAGCTGCAGTCGCTTCTGCCGCTTCATCAAAAGGATTGATTGTGTCAAAGAATTTTTCTACACTAGCCGCAGTGTTAGTACCTAAACCTAAATCAAGTAAACTTGCTCCTAAAGAAAAAAATCCTTCAGGTATTTTAAATACACCAGAAGCTACTCCTGATAATGTAGATCTTATAATTCCAATATCATCATCATCACTAGAAGAACTAGCTATACTTGAATCAAAGCCTCCTAAGTCTCCTAATTTAGCCATAAATTATTTACTCCTTAATTAATAAACTGGATATTCAGTTGCTATTTCAATTGTGCTATCTGGATTTTTTCTTATAACTATTTTAGCATTTTTAAACGTAACAATATTTAATCCTACATTTAATTTAGTTTCATCTATATTGGTATCTGCTCCATAATTTTCATTTGCAAAATCACTTACAATTTTTGGAGCGGTATTAGTTTGTTTATATATAACTGATGCAATTACACTATTATCACTAGGTTTTTTCTTTTGTGCCGTTGCTTCCATTCCAATTGCTTCAACAAAATCTTTTCCTTTTATTGCGTCTCTTTCTTTTTGAGCTTTTATTGTATAATCTACTTGATTTTCAGTTTTCTTTATCATCATTTCCATATTTTCTTTAGATCTTTTACCGGCAATGTAATCATTAATAGCTAGACTTGCTGCAGCTTGATTAATTTTTTCTGTTCTACTAGGGCCAGCCATAGCTTCTGCACCAATGTATTGTTGGAATTTTTCACCTACAGTATTACCACCTGAACCTGCAAATCTTAATAACATATCTGATACATCTTTACCTCTAGCTTCACCCTCACCTAATAGTTCTGCAAACAATTCTTTATCTTTTGCTACTTGTTCTTTCATTGTTAATTCTTTTGGTTGTCCTGGAATTAATGATCCATCTTCTGGTTTAAGTAATTTATTTTTGTTTGGATTATTTTTTTCTGTATCGCCTTCAATTATTTTATTAATTTCTTCAGCAGTTTTATCTTCAGGATTTAATCCCATAACAAATCCCATAGGGTTAATATATTTATTAAAGAATCCTCTTTCATCTGGTATCGGTGTATATTTAGTAACATCATTTAATCTATCAAACTCTTCAGTAAACGCTTCATAATCTCCTTCCATAGCAGTTTCATCAAACACACCTGTTTGATTCATGCTTTTCATGTATTCAAGTGCGGCGTATGTTTTAGGTCTATTAGATTCACCAATTATACTAGGACCACTTACTGCTGCAGTTAAAATACCAGTAGGTTTAGCTATTTTAGTAAGTTTAGGAAATTGTTTAGCTCCTTTAGAAAGCAATCCTTCTTTTGGTAATAAATTATATAAATTTTTACCACCTTTAATTATTCTAGATTCTAAATTTTTTCCTTTAGGAATTAGTTTACTAAAAAAATTTTTACTTTTTCCTGCAGCTGATTTAACTTTATCTTTTGCTTTTTGAACTACACTTTGTCCTGTAGTAGATCCACTACCCGTACTAAGCGTTCCTTGACCTCTAGCGTATTCACTAGCCATTTCTGGACTAACTAAACCAGCTATATCAAATTTTATTCTTCCATCTGGTGCAATTCTTCCACCTTTGGCATAACCTAACCCCGATGCAATACCTTTTCCATAACTAGAAACTTTACCACCACCTCTAAACATTGGTCTATTTAAAATTCTACTCATTATCCGAACAGTCCTAATTTGCCCATAATACCCGCGCCACCTGCTGCTCCTGTTAAGAAATTAGTCATAGGACTAGCTGGTGCTGCTGGAGGTGCGTAACCTACAGTTTGCGAAGCAAAGGCTCCTGGTTGTATTTGTGCTAGTTGTTGTCCAACTAAACCTAATCTTGTAAAGTCTTCAAACTCTGCTTCTCTATTTGCAATTTGTGTTGCATCTAATTTAGCTTGTTCAAATCCTTGTTGTGCTTGACCCAATGCTTGTTGGTATTGACCTAAACCTTGTTGAGCTGCGAGGTCTCCTGCTCTTGCTTGTTGTGCTTGATTGAAACCTTGATTTAATAATTGTGCTTGAAGACTAGCTCTGTTCATTTGATTGTTTCTCATAGCTTCAGCTTGCATAACACCTTCTCTACCACCACCATAAGCACCTCTAGATATAGCGGAATCTCTTAAAGCATTTTGATCTATTGCTGCGTTTCTATCAAACTCTGCTAATGACGCATCAATAACTTGTTGTTGATAAGGCGACATGTAAGAAGCAATAGAACCAGCCACATCCGCGCCCCCCGCTCCTGTACCCGTTAATGCACCTAAACCAGCCGCGGCTGTTTCTGGTGCTGTCTGTAAAGTATTTCTTGCTGCAACTTGTGGTGCATACGCTGCTGTATTAATTGTTTGTCCACCAAGTGGATCTAATTTTTTAAGGAACGCTGTAAGCGAACCTTCTAGTGTTGGGTTTACAAGTTGCCTTGTTTCTGTTACTGCCATTATGCTCTAGCCTCCAAACTATTCATTAAATCATACATACGTTCTGCTCCTTTATTTACACTACCACCACCGGCAGCTCTAACAGCATCGGCTGTCATTACAAATTCATTTTTACTTACTCTTGCTGGAACGTCGTCTGCTCGTTCCTTAGATCCCATAGGTATCATTCCTCCACCTCTATAATCCATTTCCATACCTTGAGGTAATACACTTCCACCCATGTTATAACCCATTATACCACCTTGTGCAGCCATTTGTGTAACAGACTCTTCTGTTATACTTTCTGACATTGGCATTGGTATTCCAAACTCTTTATAAAAATCTGATTGTATTTCTAATATTTTATCTTGATCTCCTGCGTTTATTGCTTCTTCTAACAACATATAAAAATCTTGTTGTCTACTAGCTACTAAATCACTTTTTTCTTCTACATTACCAATAGCTTCTTTAATTCCACCAAAGTCTGGTTTAGTAAAACTTGCCTCTGCAAAAATATCTGTAATACCACCACCTCCTGCATAACCTACTCTACCACCATTTCTTAAACCTAACTCTGCTAATGTACTTTCAATTAATTCTTCTGGATGGTTGTAAGCTCTCATAGCTGACAAGATGGCTGCTCTTCTACCTTCGTCAGTTCCTAAAGAACCTTGTTCTAAATTGTAATCTGCTAAAGCTTGTTCATACGCTTTCATTGCTTCAGCTGCTTCGTATCTCATACCTTCAGCAGTACCCATTGAAAAAGGTAATGCGCCTGCACTAATTATATTTTTCATTGTTAATTCTTTTCCACCTGGTCTTAATATATCTCCTGCTTCTCCAACAAATTCTGAACCTCTAGCTAATCCTTCTAAACCAAAGTTTTTAGCTTTATCTAAGAAACTTAAATTACTTGTATCAAACCCACCTTTTAAAGCATCTGAATATACCCCTGGAGCTATTTCTGTTCCTGTTGCTGGTATACCTTGATTTTTCATTCCTCTAAATCCTTTAGCTGCACCTTCAGCTCCCATTGCACCTTGTAAACTTGCAAGTCCTAAAGACATTGCATTAAGATCTCCTTCATTACCTTCTTGTGCTAATTGAGATAAAGCATTAATACCACCACTAGCTATTGCTCTTGATATCATAGGGTTAGATAAAATACCAGAAGTCGCTCCAAACGTCATTCCAGCTGGTAACATATAAGGTGCAAATGCGGCAGCGTAAGGAAGTAAAGGTTTTATTTCATTAGGTACTATCTTGTCTAATACCTTTGATACTGGTTTAAATATTTTTTTAAAGAATCCCATATTTTATTTATATTATATTGTTGAAAAGCAAGTTCGCAAGACTTGTATATAGGCGATTGTACCACAATTTACTAGAGTTTTCATGTCTAGTCAACTAACTTACATCTCACTAGATCCACCAAGAGGAGGCATTTCTGCTATTTTTATCTCTACGTCTCTCTTAATATGATCTTTAGTAGTGCTTGTATGTGGGCTGTTAATATCATCTTCTACTTCTTTTTCTGAAAGATACTCTCTGCCAGTTTCCTTATGTGTAATAGTTAGTATTACTTCAGGTGTAATTACTGGTATTGTTTTACCATCTATTTGTTTTTCATATATTTTTTCTGATTTTTGTTTAACAAATGGCATTATAAATCCTCTCTGTTTATTTCTAATACTGATACAACAATATCAGCTGCACCACTAGTTACGTTTATTTTTAATATTTCACTTTCTTCCATAATTAAAGGTTCACTAAAAACTTGTTCTTTTTGATTGGCAGCTAAATCTACATCATTATCTATTACAAATGTTGTGCCACTAGAATCAGTTAAAGTTACTTTAGCAACTGCTGCACCACCTGCATCTTCAGATACTAAAAGAGATTTAACAATAGCTCTTGAGTTTGCGGGCACTGTATAAAGAGTGTTAACTCCAGAAGAAGTTAAACTTAATTTAGAATTTTTATATATATTTGCCATTTAATTTACAAACCAAGTAAATCTTTCTTGATCTTCTTTTAATTGTGTTAGGTATGTAGCATTTAATTGTTCTACAATCAAACTGATAGATCTGTTAATTTGTCTTTGGTTATCTTCACTATATTCTTTTCTAGGTTCTGGTAATCTTACTACAATTTTTGTCATTATCCTCTCCTTCCATCGGGTTGTATATCTACTTGAAATGTACCAAATCTCCAAGACTCGCCAGCTGCTGTATTAGCTAGTTTTAAATTTGCATATCTTCCTCTTGCTCTAGTATCTACTTTTGTAGTAGTTGATGTAATGGTAAAAGGACTTAATGCAGTTTTTTCATCATCATCAGCAGGAAAATCTTTAACTGAAATAGTTACTTGATTATTACCTGTTAATACTTTGAAGTTAGGTAAAAATCTACGCATAGCTAAAAACACTTCACTTTGATTTGGTTGTAATGAAAAACTAAATGATTGAATAAAAGACTCTAAAGCAGTTGTACTTCCGTCTGGATTAACTTGATCTGTGCCTGTTTCTTGTGCAAAATAAGTTGTACTACCTAAACCTGATTGACCTACGACTGTAGGAAAAGTTCCTGTCCCTGTACTATTATAAGCAGTAGCATAAGGTTGAGGATAAATAAGAGTATCCATCCAAGTTGTTCTATTAAAGTTAACATTTGTATTTGTAACCCACGTTCCTAATGGTGGTTGTTTTGCTTCACCATAGTTATAAGATACAGATCTATTATTAAACTCAGATCCAGCTGATGGGTACCACCAAATAACTTCTGTAAATAAATTATTTAATCCTGCATTTACTTGTTGACCTTTAGTAGTATCTACATCATCAAATACATAATCTTCTACACTACAAGGTAGTGAGTTAACTGTACCATCAAATGCAAAGAAACCATTGTTAGACATCCAATAAGCAACACCATCAATCTCAACGGCTGCATTTTTACCAATCAATCCACAGTTAGTACCTACTTGTTCAAAACCAAATGTAAAAGGTGCACCTACAAATTTCATTGTATACAATGCATTGTTAGTCCATATCAAAATATTTTCTTTAGCGATCAACGATCCGACAATTTTAGTTCCGTCTTGTAGTCTTTGTGTACCTGCAGAGTTAGTAGCAAGTGGAGTAAATTGGTTTAATTGTTCACCTGTTGAAAATCTAATAAACATATCATCTTGTGTTGTAGTATCTCCAATAGTTGTTTCTGTTCCCATGTGAATTAAGTGTCTAGTTGTAGGTGATACTAATGTTAATCTTGATGCAGTAGGATTACCTACGGCTTCGTTAGGTTGTCCCCCTAAAGTATTAGAAGATGTTAGTGTACCTAATGCAGTCCAATATTCTGAATTTTCTACGGAACTTGATCCTGGAGACAGAGTAGTTCTAGATGCTCTTACACTTAATCTAGAAGATGCGGATGCATCCCAAGCATAAGTTTTACCGTTAGCAATAGTTGCAATTAATACATCACCCCAATTTGTTAAAGACCAAAGACCCGGTTCTAGTTGTACCGTAGAAGCATTTACTGCTGACCCCCAACCATTAAAGTTAGTAGCATTAGTAACTGTTTCACCATCGCTATGTGCTTGACCATTAGAAGTTCCAGTTGTTGCTGTTCCTAATGCACCTCTGGTAATACCCGTTAATTCATTACCAGCTACACCTGTATAAGTTATTAATTCATTTTCTATAGCGATTGTACCAGCTGTTGGAAATCCTGTTGTAGATGTTAATCTAATTTGTGTAGCAGAACCATTGTTACCTTGTGTATCAGCAGCCAACGCTCCATCTAAATCATTAGATAAAACACCTGTTACAGTTCCACCATATAATCCAGCTCCATATCCATAACCATAGGATTGTGCACTAGGACCTATACTTGCAAAAGGTTTAACTGTACAAGAACTTCCAGAAGTTAAATCAGAACCACCACCATTAGCTTCTGCTGATGGAGATGTAATAGTAAATGTAGTTGATGAGGGTACTGTTATAACTTGACAAATTTTATCTTCAAAGTTTGAAGCAGCAATACTAGAACCTGTTGGCATAGTTACTGCATCTAATTCAACCATATCACCGTCTATTAATCCATGCGCGGTGCTTGTGGTAATTGTAATTGCTGTTCCTCTTGTAGTGCTTGTAGTAAGTGTAGAACTAGTAAACGTAGTTAATACTCCTGCATTGTTATCTACAAAAGGAGTAATATCAAAAAGTTGTCCTTCAAAATATATAAGTAAAAATTTATCTGTACCAATAGCTACATATCTATTTCCTTCTTTGTCTACAAAAGAGTGTTGTGCTCTTGCTACACCTTGCATTGTATCTGTAAGTAAAGAAGACCAACCACCTATTTTTTCTGGTAGTCCATATCTAAATCTAGCGAGATCTGAATCGACCCAACGGCCTGCAGCTCCAACACTAGTATCTTGTTTGTCTATTCCGGGAGCAAACTTTATTTCAGTGAGCATCTACTTGCTCCTATGAATTCGTTGATTGTTTTTGCCAGCCTTTAGTTGCATTGGTGTAAACTAAAGTTACTGCTTGGTTGTTAGTAGATAAAGTAAGATTAGAAGCTGCACCTTGAATGTTAGAACCATTTCTATCTACAGTACAATTGTTAGAAGCAAATCCTCCACTTAATGATGCATCCATTACAGTTACAGTATCTCCTTCATTTGGCGACGCTGGTAAAGTAACTTGAATTATACCTCCACCACCATTAGATGTTTCACCAAATACTACATCACCATGAACTGCAGTGTAAGGAGTATTAGTTCCTGTTTGAACTTGCACATTTCCTTGATTTAAAATTCCTGCAAGTTTCATAGAATTTGCAGTAGTACCATCTGTATAAAATACACAAGTAGATCCTACAGGCATATATTTAATTCCTGTTCCCGATCCTCCTACATTTTGTACACCAATAGTATAATTACTATTAGATCTTGTTGTACTATCTTTAACTATAAAAACTCTTTCAGCTCCTGTTGGCATAGTAATAACTCTGTTCCCTGCTAAAGTACCAGTAACTTCTATCATTAAATTTTTACCAGTTGCAGTAGAGTCTCCTAATGCTGAACCATTGTCTAAGTTTAATGTTAAATCAGCTGCAGCAATACTTACTGTAAAATAACCACTAGCTGATAATTCTAAAATTTGTAAATTGTTATTTGTGATTGTTCCCCATAGACCAGCTTTTTCACCGGTTGCTATAAGCTCTAATTGTAAATCTGATGAGTATGTTGATGCCATAATTTAATAAGGTTCTATTTCTGTCCAAACGTTGTTTGCACCTGGAATAATTGGGTTCCAAGTAATTACCCCTGATTCATTAGATGAGATAGTTAATTGATTATCTGTCACATCTATATTTGCACTACCTGTTATTGTAACACTGCTGGCTTTTAAAGTCAAAGGCATTCCAGTAATATTAATATCTACAGAAGAAGAAGCTGTAACTAAAGCAGAATTTAAAGTTAAAGGAGAAGCACTAATATTTACATTAGCATCAGCTGTAACTGTAACTAAACCACTAGCTAAAGTTAATGGATCTGAAGCTACAATTACATTGGCTGCTTGACCAGTTGCTGTAGATGCACCTACTGATATAGTTAATGCATTTCCAGTAACATTAATTGTAACATTGCCTTCATTACCTGAAGCGGCAAATGGTAATGCTGCGATTGCGTCAAATCCTAAACTCATAAATAATCCTTAAAAGGAGACAGGGGGTATGTGGTGGTGCCCTGCCTCCATCTAAAGATTATATCATCTTTTAAACCAACCTGGAAGACCTAAATGTGGACGTTTGTCAAACATATTATCTTTTGCTCCAGGTGTTTTACGATTATTATAATGTAAAAATACTTGAACGCATTCTTTGCCTTTGAATTTATTACGCCAATGCTCTAGCTCACAGCCAGAATAAACTAGCATATCTCCTTGTTTAAGATCTACTTTAATTCCTTTTTTACCTACTTCTCCTGATGGCTCAAGGTATATTGGCCAATCATCACCAGCAAGATTCATAGTTGTAGATATTTCACAACTAAATCTATCTTTGTGTCTTTTTAATTCATCACCTTTTTTATAAATTCTTGCATAAGTATAAGCTGGATATAATTTTAATCCTGTTACTTCTTCCATTTTAGGTTGGCATTTTAACATTAAAGTTTCCATAGCTATATTAGAATACTGACTATAAGTTTCTGGTATCTGTTCATCTTTACCTTCGTAGTGACCTATAATATTTTCAAACGGTGAAATGTATCTTGTAGCTCTACAAGTATCATAAACTTGTTTTTGCATCATAAAATAATTTGCAACAAAAGCTGCTAGGTCTTTTGATATAGCTTGACGGATAACTGTATACTTTTTCTTTTTAAACATCTTTAGCCATTTCTTTTGGCACTGCTTGTATATTCCAATGTATAAATCTAAATGGTTCAATTCCAAAGTCTACACTAAACTCGTGTTCTAAAAATCCTGGAAAGATAATTAGTGTACCTGGTGTAGGTTTAAAATGTATAAGCTCATTACCACCCCACACACCTTTTTGATTTGGTTTCATTTTTAATTTTGTAGATCTTGCTCCTGTTCGAGGTTCGTGAAATACAGGCGTTGATGTCTTGTCACTACATTTTAAAAAATAAAAACCTGATACGTGTTGATTCCAATGTACGTGTGCTGAATGATGACCACCACCTTTTTTAGCAAACTCTTGTACCCACATTTCACTAAACATAGTTGAGTATTGTTGCATATCAAAACCTTGATGATCTAAATACTCCCAAGATTTTTGCCCAATGTAATTTCTAAAATCTAAAAAATCATTGTCAGCTGTAAGTGGTGTTGAATGATATGATCTTCCAAAGTCTCCAAACTTTTTTATATGTGCTTTAGCTTCTGGAAAATTTCTAGCAGCTTTAATATATTTGTTAGATGCTTTTATTAAAGATTTTACAAATTCTGGTTTTTGTTCTGACCAAATGGTCGTGTTAAAGTAATTAGATATATACATATTATTTAAATGGTTTTCCTAAATGCCAAAGAACAAGACTATATCTTGTGCCAGAGGTTACGGGTTTAACTCTGTGCCATACAAAAGAAGGAAATACAATAATAGAACCTTTAGGTAATATTTCTTTTGCTCTTCTTAAGTGTTGACTTTCATCTCTCATATGTGGATCGTAGTTTCTAAAATCAAATTCTAATTCACCACCTGTGTATTCTGAACCATCTGTTAATTGACAAGTCATAGATAGTTTTCGAATTTTACCATTGTCAGGATCATTTTTATTTTCTCTTTCATAAGGTTTATTCCAACTATCACAATGCCAATCATAGTATTGGTTGTGCTTATATTTTGTAAACTGACACGATTCAGATCTTTCCCAATCAAAGTTCCAACCAGCATTTTTGTTAGCCATATGAACATATGGATGTAGTTCTTTATATATCCAAGTATCATTAAGCCAAACTAAATCAGAGTTTCTTTTTCTTTTTAAATCTTTTATTTCTTCTTTTTTTAATTTTCTATCACCATAACCACCTGTTCTAGCCATAACTTCTTTTTGTGAATTTGCATAAGCTATTACATCATCACAAAATTTTGGTGTAAGAACACCACTAAAATACCAATAGTAATTAGATATATTCATAAGTTATGGTTTGTACAAAGTTTAATGAATTTTTTTGATTATTAGTTAGGTAATACATATTAGTTGATGGAAACATAATGAATTGATTATTAGTCAATGGTATATCCCAAGATCTACCTTTACGTCTGTTATCTTCATAATGTATTCGAACCATACAGTCTTTAACTTTTACACCATAGAGTAATGTATAATCAGGTGAGTTACGTAAATCTACAGGATCAATATTTAATAATGGAATTGTAGTCTCGCTAGGTTTATAGATGTTACCCCACGTTTCTTTGTTAATTAAAGTAAATTCATAGTCTAAATATATATGATCTCGCATATATGTATTTAACATATCCCAAGTTCGTGAAAACGGAAAATCTTTGTTTTGAATTACTGATTGTAGGATGTCACCTGATAACTTATCTCGGTCAATGTCCCAATCTTTAGGCATTGCTACATCACCGTAATATAATGCTTGTTCTGTTAATACTTTCTTCTGCATACCACCACCATTTTTAATTTATGCTCTATGATCTGTCAAGTCCCAAGTCTGTCCAGCTTCATTCCACTGATAAACCCACAGATGAGTATTAGCTGTATTTTGTGCTTCTTGTTCTGCAGTTAATGCAGGAGCATCACCGATTGGTGATTGCCATCTAGCATCAGTTGTATTTTTTACCCAAGATGCGTGAGGTTTTTTAGGCCAAAAGATTTGATCATCTTCGTCCCAAGTATAACCTATACCTGCGTAATTACCTCTTAATGCTGTACCACCACCTGAATGTGTGCCACCAGATGTATTGTAAGATGTTTGAATCCACATTTGTGCAGGCCAATTATTATGTGTTTCTAAATATTGTTGACCTACTGATTCATCTTCAACACCATCAGCATTTAACATATCACCATTATTCAAAGTTAATACTTGAATAACTTTTCCGTTAGCTCCTAGTTTTGCAAAATGTGCCATAATTATTCTCCTTATATATTAATTTTAATTATCATTCAACTATTGATATTTATATCTAATTATTACAGTTCCGCCACTTCCATTTCCACCTGCTCCACTTCCACCACAAGTTCCACCACCACCACCGCCAGATCCTCTTGAAGCTGTTGCATCACCACCATTTTTTCCTTGAGGAGAACTTGGATTTCCACCACCTCTACCACCAATACTTGAACCGGGATCACCACCAGATGCTTCAGCTGATGTACCACCTCCACCTCCGCCACCACCTCCGTAAGCTAATGGACTTCCACTAATACTTGTTGTAGCTCCAGCTCCACCATCTCCTCCGTAATAAGGTGGTTGACCATCTCCTCCTGCAACAGTTGCACCGCCAC